TTATTCTGCTTCAGTAAAGGCTAGTAATAATGCTATGAGTAGTACTTATGGTATGAGAAATCTTTCTAATAATAACACTATAGAGGTATATAATGGCGGTAATGCATCTGCTTATCCTATCATCAATATAGGCATTAATGAGACTACTTCATTCGTACAGATAGAGAACACTACTAACGGTAATAAGTTCCTATTGGGTAGTTATCCTAAAGCTGGTTCATCTATGAAGGAACAATCTGAACTAATCTTTTCTGATGATATGTCCAACTCTGATTTATGGCTAGCCGCTAACTTCTATTTAGATGGTGATAGAGATATACTTGGCTATCCAATAAATACTAATGACGGCAGTGGTATTATGGTTCATACACCAGCTAATAATAATCCTTCATATTTATGGCATGGTATTGGTGCTAGTAGGAATATAGGTACTGTATTAACAGACTTCGAAGTTAGAGCTAAGTTACATCTTAATAGTTATGGTACTGATGGCGACCCAACTGTACCAAAACTTATAGATGAAGGTACTATATATAGTGGAGAAAAAATATATTTCTATAAAGTAGCGGCGCCTTCTGTTCCTATTAAGAGCAGTCCTGATAGATATGGTACTGTAATAGGTACCTATAATAAAGGCGATGAGATACATGACGCAGTACTTGCATCTAATGGTTGGTTAGAGGTAGAGGGCGGCTACTGTGAAGCTATATACTTGAAGAAATATATATCTGATACTACTGTTACTGATGTTGCTATGAATGCAATAGCTATGACAGACTTAGAGCTATGGTCTCGCCCTAGTGATAATCCAAATGAGAGTATATTATTAGCAACTATAGACGCTAGTACACCATTACGTGTACATACAGTACCAGAGGATGATTACTATAAACTGTACATTCCTTACAATGGTAAAGTAGGATATATTGATTCGTCGAAGATAAATACGGTATATGACAATTCTATGGTATACGATGTCCCAACTGAGTATCCTGAAGAAGATATAATAATATCTAACGATAATAAGACAGGTATCTGTGAAGTATATGGTTATGGCTTAGACGAAAATACTGGATTATATACTAAGTTATTCAAGTTATGCTTATCTGACGAGAATGAATACTACTCATTTGTTACTCCTACTGTATATGTTGGAGACAATAAAGTATTAGAGGATATAACAACAGTATCTAGTAATAGTAAGGCAGATATAGATGAATATAATGTAGGATATGATGCTTTATCAGAAAGCTCTTGCGACTGGAACAACTTCTATGGAGAGTTCGGAATCAGAAGAGTAGATAACAAGTGGCAAGCTTGGATCTATAAGATAGAGAACGGCCTACCTATTAAGAAACTTATGCTTAAGGAACAAGAAGTTAGCAATTCTCCTTCTGCTCCATTAGAGTATGTAGCTATATTTATAGGTTCTCAAGATGTTAGTAACAAAGATAATTGGTGCGATATGTCTATTACTGATATACAGGTAGATCGTATTAATGAAGCTACTATACCAACAGGCTGTAATGTGGCTCCATTCAAGCAAGGTGATGAGATAAAGATAGATTGCTATAACAGTAAAGTATACCTTAATAATAAACTATATAACGATATAGATATAAGTAGCCAATTTATAGAGTTAGTCACTGGTAATAATATGCTTAAGGTAACTGGAGACTCTAATGTATTTGCTACTGTCTTATTCAACGAGAGATACCTATAAAGAGGTGATTACGTGAACAACATTTATATATTGAATAAGAACTATAAGAAAATAGGTACTCTATCTAATCAAGGGGCTAATCCACAAGCCCCTTATTATGAAGACTTATTTATACAGGAGCTAGAGACAGGCGCTGATACTTATCAATTCAGTACTATGTCTACTCCATACACTCAAGACTTATTAGAGATAGGGAACCATATAATGTTTACCTATAAGAATAGGAACGAACTATTCACTATAACAAGCTTAGAGTATTCTCATAATGAAGGCTATAAGACTATTGGTGTATATGCTGAAGGTATAGGCTTTGATTTATTAGAGGTTTATATGAAGAGACCTGAGAACGAAAAAGAAAGTAGTAGTGGTGGCAGCAGTAGCGGTGGTTCTAGTAGTGGGTCTGGTGGTAGTAGTTCTGGCGGCGGCATGGATAATGATAATGACGGCGACGATAATACTGATGATGAATATGCTGACGTAGATGATGTGTATGTAGACGAGAATGGTATTATTATCTATGATAAGTATGGCCAAGATGATTATGCTGACCCAGATAATGTTTCTGTAGATGAGAACGGTATTATCATCTATAGACGTAATAAACGTAATAGAAAAAAAGACTCATTAGAGTTCAAGAATATAAGCTATTCTCGCTTCCTAAGTATACTACTAAAGAATACTGGCTGGTCCTACGTATGTCAACCTGGATTAGAGAGCATCAAGCACGATATAACTGTTAGATATGACACTAATATATTTGCTCTATTACAGGACAGTATGCAGTCATATAGAGGTGTAGAGTTAGAGTTCGTCCATGAGCTTGTTGGTGGCAGAGTACAGAAAGTTATAAAGGCTTATAAAGATGGCGGCCGTGGTTCCTTCGTTGGTAAGAGATTCGAGTACGGTACTAACGTAAGAGGTATAACTAAGACTCAAGAAGTAGCTAATAGTGAAGATGATACAATATTATATATAGATAATGTTGGTATAAATGTACAGTATGATGTTGATTTCGCACTGAAGAGTGCTGAAGTACCAGAAATAGAGATAGGTGATACTCATTATGTAATAGATAGAGACTTCTATCCGCCTATGACTATTAAGGCAAGAATAGGCAAGATCGAGATATCTTTCTCTGACCCAACAGTGAATAAGATATATCTTGCTAATAACAAGAGAATTAGTGGTTCAGCAATAGAGGAAGAACTTGATGAAGATGACATAGCAGACATAATAGATGATTATGACATTGGTGATGGTGGTTATGATGAGTATGTGCCTGATCATGATCACTATAATTTGCTATCACATATAGGCCATGAAGATGGTTCAATCACTACGTATGGCGTTAGTCTTTCTGAGTATCAGTTTCTTCCTTATTCCTCTAATTATTATGATTTAGGTAGCGAGACTTGTCCTTGGGATTTTGCATATACGAATCATATAAAGAATAACAACAGTGTTCAATCTCTTAGATATTTTGGATATAACTATCAAGTACGTTACGATAGAGAAGATATGGAAAACGTAAAGAAAATAACCAACTCCAGTACCATAACTAAGCAAGACCTACTGAATTTCGTAATGAATGATCTTAATGTGTATGAATATAGCTCTACAGAAGTAGATAAGGTAGTAAATAAAGGTGTTGATGACCCTGACGCATACTTTCCTGATCAGATATATTTTGGGTTATTAAGCGAAGATGTAGTCTCTCTTGGATCTGATGGAGAATATAGAACTTCTAAAGTAGGAGCCAGAATTACTAGAGGAATGGTGACAGGTGATACTAATAATGATGGTGATAAGAATGTCAATGATGCGACTACCCATAATACTTATAATATATCTGCTGTATTGAGTTGCTTGATAGGTGCTTTCCAGCAACATGTGCTTACCGGTGGCGGAGCAACTACTAGTGATCCTAGCCCTAAAGATCAATATGCTGGCTATGAAGATGGCGGTGGTTATAGCGACCCAGAAGACCCAGATTATCCAGACTATCCAGATAACCCTAGTAATCCTGGTAGTGGCAGCTATGGTAAGATAACTTGTAATGAATTAGAAGTATCAGGCGCAGATGGAAGCGCAGGTATAGCAAATATCTTTGGTGAACTATACGTAACTGAGGGAATCAGATGCGAACTGACAACAGAGACAAATACTTTAGAGGTTAATACTATAATATTCTCTGATGGTACTACTATGACTACTGCTAATGGTTCTGGAGGAAGTACTCCTAGTAATCCTGGTACTGGTGGTGACGCTGTATTTGACCATATTACTGCTAATGGTATTCATGTTGAATATTTATGTGCTAGTACGTTTACTTTAACTACTGGCGAGAATTACCCTGCTCTATTTACCGTGTATGGTACAATTATATCGGATATACTTTCGACACGAGAATTAGAGGTTGATACTATAAAGTTCTCCGACGGAACTACTATGACTACTGCTAATGGTTCTGGCGGTGGTAGCGGTAATACATTCGATACTATACGTGTTGATTATATTTGGTGTGCTAATGAAGATACTGGCGCTATACATATGCAAGACGATCTAATACTTCATAATAGTCTTCAACTTCATGGTGATTTAGAAGTAGAAGATGGTATTGTATACGCAAACGAAGTACGCGCACTTAAGTTTACTGATCTTAGCGGTAATCCTATTAATAGTGTATCTGCTCTATCTGATTTATCAGAATATGCTACTGTAGAAGCATTACAGGAAGAAATCAGAGCTAAAGATGAACAAATAGCTAGTCTAGAGGCTAGATTAGCAAAAATAGAAGCAATGCTAGATATTAATAATGATAATTAATAATATAAAGAAAGGAGAGTATAATATGGCAATTATTATAGATCGTAAGATCACTATAAATAATGACCAAGCTACTTTAGATAGACCCATATATCTATATATAGAAGATGGTGATATTACATGCCTATTCACTATTGAAGAAAAAAAGAAAAAGGCCGCAACTTTTGGATCTAAGACTAATGATTATTCACTTCCTATAAACGAAGATACTAGTTATGGACAAGTAAGAGTCTATAAACCAGTCCCAGGTTCTGATGCTACAAGTAGACTTGTCTTTACTGAGAGAGCAGAAATAATAAATGATAAGCTACAGGTCACTTTTTCTAGTAAGTATATAGACGAATTCTCTGAAGCTGGAGTGCACAAGTTACAGATACATTTATATGATAATGAGGAAAATAGACTTACTATACCACCTGTAGATTTACATGTACTAATGCCTATTGGTACAGATACTAACACTATAGATGAAGCAATAGTAGGCTATTCTTTACTTGATGCTAGAGATGAAGAAGTTCCTGCTTTCGATGAAGAAGGCAACTATAATATGACTGTTTGGGAAACAGGTGACATAATCACTAAGAATAAGCTTAATAAATTAGAGGAAGCCCTTCGAGATGTAACTGCGGCCGATGATGACTTTGTTACTAATGAGCAACTAGAAGCAGAGCTTGCTGATGTAGAATATAATACAGGAATTCAACTTGCCAGAAAAGAAAATGTGGGGCATAGGCATACCACTGCTGATGTATCTGGATTATCTAGAGTTGCTACTTCTGGATCATATAATGACTTAAGTAGTAAACCTACTATACCTGATACTAGTAATTTTGCTACTAAATCTGAGTTAGAGAGTAAGGCAAATTATAATCATAACCATGATTATGAATACGCTGATATTAATCATAATCATAAAGAATATATAACTGAGATACCTTCTGTATATGCTACTAAAGGTTACGTTAATGAGACTTTAGAGAATAGTGGCTTTATAACTAGTATACCTAGTATATATATTACAGAAACAGAATTAGACGGCAAAAGTTATGCTACTACTTCTTATGTTAAGAACGAAATAAATAAAGCAGTTTTTCCTGAAGGTAATTATGAGTTTAACTTAGATGCATATGCTCTAAAGACTGATTTACCACGTTATACATCACAACTTACTAATAACTCTGGCTTTATAACTAGCGCAGACTTAATAGGTTATGCTACTGAAGCATATGTTAATGAAGCTGTAAAGAATGGTGGCGGCGGCACTATCAATCCTGAAGATTTAGCTGATTATGCTACTATAGAATTTGTGAATCAAGAAATAAATAAGATAGAGTTATTACCTGGACCTCAAGGAGAACCAGGGTTACAGGGACCTCAAGGTGATCAAGGATTACAAGGACCTGCTGGAGAACAAGGACCACAAGGAGAAGTTGGGCCTCAAGGACCACAAGGAGAGCAAGGACCTCAAGGTGAGCAGGGACCTGCTGGTAATGATGGAGCAGATGGTACTGTATCTTTCGATGAACTAACAGAAGCACAAATAGAAATGATAAGAGGACCTCAAGGGCCAGAAGGACCTCAAGGAAGACCAGGGATTCAAGGTTCAACTGGACCGCAAGGACCTAAAGGAGAACAAGGACCACAAGGAGAAGTTGGACCTCAAGGACCACAAGGAGAACAAGGGCCTCAAGGTGAACCATTTACTTATGATGATTTAACTGAAGAACAAATAGCTAAGATGACTGAAGGCTTTATTACTAGTACTAATATATCTAGAATAGAAATAGTTACTAAGTATCCTACTCCTGAAGAAGACGGCGTCCTTTATATTAGAGTGGAGGCAAAAATATGAAGCTTGAACGTGATATGATTAGTGGTGGCCGTGTTAATGATAAGAATATTATAGAGATTAAATATAATGGTAAATATATATTTTCTTTATACGGTCACTATAATGTTTACACAATATTTATAGGCCAAAACGGATGGACTGTTTATTTTAAAGAATTAGATGATTCTTATTATTCTAAGAATTTAGACCCATACTTTAATATGGGAGATGGGATTATATATAATAGTAAGATATCTAGTCATACTTATAAGAAAGCTGGTACTTATACTATAATAACATCTTCTATTATAGATATGAATAAAGATACGAGTAATGATTCACTTGAAGTAACGTCTATTGATGCAATAAGACGAGATGTTTTAAAGTTAAGAAGAGATAATGCATCTGGAAGTATTATAAACTATAATGGTTTACAGTATTTTAGACCCCAAAATACTAATATTAATAACATAGAGGATATGAGTTATTTATTCTATGGATGTAAGAAAATGACAGAATTAGATCTTAGTGTTTTTGATACGAATCAAACAACTGATATGAGTTATATGTTTTATAATTGTAATAAATTATCTTCATTAGATGTAAGTAACTTTGATACAAGTCAAGTTACTGATATGAAGTATATGTTTTATAGATGTTCTTTGTTAACAAAACTAAATTTAAGTAACTTTGATACAAGTCAAGTTACTGATATGAGTTATATGTTTGATACTTGTTCTAATTTAATAAATCTTGATTTAACTAATTTTAACACAAGTAAAGTCACTAACATGAGTACGATGTTTGGATGGTTTGGTAATAATTACAATTCAACATCGACAATAACTACATTAGATGTAAGTAGTTTTGATACTAGTCAAGTAACTGATATGAGTTATATGTTTTATTATTCTTCTCTGAAAAAGTTAGATTTAAGTAATTTTGATACAAAAAATGTTACTAATATGGCAAGTATGTTTAATAAGTGTTATAAATTAGAAGAATTAGATCTTAGTAATTTTGATACTAGCAATGTAACTACTGTTAGTTATATGTTTGATTCTTGTAATTCACTTCATAAATTATATCTTAACAACTGTAGTAGTGATACTATTAGTAGGATTATTTCTAAATTACCAACTACTAAGATAACAGATGCATCAAGAATTATCTACTGTAGTAGAAAAGCGGCAGCAGGTCTTACTGAACCTACAGACTGGACATTTAGTTATATAGATTAATCATATTGAGTCAGATAACTTCTGGCTCTTTTTCTCATAACAAAAATAATTATAATAAAGAAAGGAGTGCAATAACTTGATATATATTGAGAGAAAGATTAAGATTAAGAGAAATCAGGCCAAAATCGAGGAACCTATTGTCCTATATAGAGGCGATATGAATATCGAGCTTAAGTTCTCTATAGAGAATAATCCATTCAAGTTTAGAACAGAAAAAACTTTTGGTCGATTAATAATAAAGAGACCAGGAAAAAATGCAAAGCCTATCTTCTCTGAACCAGTAGAAATGACAGAAAGTAGAGTAATCTTTATAGTAACTGGTGAGATGATAGACGATTTAGATTCAGAAGGTAACTACGTAGACGAAACAGGAGCTTATGACTTCCAAATACAGTTACTTAATGAAGACCAATCATCTATAGGCTCTTTACCAGAAGTATATGGCGGTATTATTATCAAGGAACCATTATGTGAAGGAGCGGTTGCTAATATCACATATGTTAATAAGAGAAATGCTTATGTTATGCCTGCTAATGATAATATATCAACTTTTTCTCTACGTAATTCAGATAATCTATTCGATGAAGATGGCAACTATAACAAAACTAATTGGAGTGGCGGCGACATCATCACTGATGATAAACTTAATAAAGTAGAGGAAGCTCTTTATCAGATAAATTATAATATACCTACTGATTCTGTTAATAGAGAATATGTCAATAATGCTATAAGAGACAATAATGATTATGTTGAAGGCTATGTTGATAATTTCTATACTAAGAAATCAGACATGTATATTTATGCTACTGAAGAACACATGGTTGAGTATATAAATGACTTACAGTATGTTGACCAATATCGTGCTATTGATATGATAAATAGCAACAATGATTATATCTTAGGTTATGCGGATGATAGATATACTACTGAAGACTATGTTGATAGAGCTATAGATAACTTAGATTATATGAATCAAGATAATGTTCTTGATATGATTAATAACAATAACAACTATATCCTAAGTTATGTAGACGATAGTTATACTACTGAAGCCTATGTTAATAATGCTATATCTAATATAGAACTTACTCCAGGACCACAAGGAGAACAAGGTATACAGGGCGAACAAGGACCTCAAGGTGAGCAAGGTATTCAGGGAGAAAAAGGTGACAAAGGAGATCAAGGAGAACAAGGGCTTCAAGGTGAGAAAGGTGATAAAGGAGACCAAGGACTTCAAGGAGAACAAGGTATAGCTGGTGTCGATGGTAAAGACGGTAAAGACTTTACTTATGACATGTTTACTGCTGAACAATTAGAAGCATTACGTGGACCTCAAGGTGAACAAGGCCCTGCTGGAGAACCTGCTGATCTTACTGGTTATGCTACTGAAGATTATGTTTATAACTATACAGACCAAGCTATGACTATGATTGAAGAAATCCTTTGTGAAGGTGAAGTTAATTCATTAATAAATAATATACTAGGGGAGGCTAAATAATTATGAGTATGATAGATGATTTAAACAGAATTAACAACATAAAGCATGAGATTAGAACTGCTATTGCTGATAAAGGTGTAGAGATAGGATACAATACTCCTTTTGCTGAATATCCTAACTGTATCAGAAATATATCAGGAGGAAGTGGCGGTTCTTATTACGAGGAATTATATAACAAAAGAACTAATAATGGTTATACTCTAGATGGTTTATTTGCTTACAGTCGAGGGGGAGATATATTAGATCTTACTGGTCTTGATTTCTCTAGAGTACAGACAGCACAAGGTATGTTCCAAAACTGTAACTCAAGAATAAATATTGGTCAATGTAATACATCTAATCTTGAACAGGCACCAGCTATGTTCCAGAACTTTACTAATGGTAATCAATATATAGACTTATCAGTATTCGACTTTAGTAATGTTATGTTCGCACAAGGTATGTTCCAAGGATGTAACTTAGATAATATAGATATCAGAAACATTAACCTAAACCTTAGTAAGACAAGAAACAGATTTGGTATATTTAGTGAATGTACAGGTACTTTAGATTTATCTAACTGGAGCATTGATGGACTAACTGAACTTACAGAATTCTTTATGAACTGTAAATGCAGTAAGATTAATCTAACTAACTGGGCAACTACTAATGTAATGTGGATGAATTATATGTTCACTCAATGCTCTAATCTTCAAGAACTAATAATACCTAACTGGGATATGACTAATGCACAAAACTTTATGGGTATGTTCAATAACTGTAATAATCTTCGTTATGTTGATGTACATAACTGTAATGATAATACAGCATCTAAGATAATAGAACAACTTCCTATGAAGTCAGAAGCTAATTTCGGCGAAATTGAGTTATCTGAAATGTCTAGTCAAGATATTATAACTATGGCTATGAATAAGTATTGGAAACCAACAATCCTTGAGGCTACTCCTGTAACTAGTGGAGATGTATCAGTTGATAGGAATCAGATTATGATAGGCGAAAAAACAACTATAACACTTAGCAATTGTGTACCTTGGTATGGTACTAAAGATAATATAGTATTTGTATCATCTAATACGGAAGCAGTTGTTATTGAAGGTGATAAAGCTAAGGCAGTAGGCTACGGTGCAGCACAAATAACTGCTATAGATAGTACTACTCAAGCAACTATAAGCAATAATCCTGCTACTATAACTGTAACATTAACAGATGCTAACCCTGGTCTAATAATGTTCAAGTCTAGTACTCCTAATTTACAGAATTACAGTTATGGAGTTATGAGAGTTAATAATGTAGACTATAGAACTAATCAACTTTCTTATATCGATGGAGTATATAGATTAAATGTAGGAGAACCTATAACTCAAATTAGATTCTACCAAGAGAGTAATGTAACAGAAGTAGTTAAGCTTAATGTCTCTAAAGTAACTAATATGAATGATATGTTCTATAAATGTGCTTCTTTAAGAGAAATAGACGCAAACAATTGGGTTACTCCAAGTGTTACTGCAGCTTATGCTATGTTTGGTTTCTGTCCTAACTTAGAGATAGCTGATATCAGTAATTGGGATACAAGTGGTATGAAGAGTACCGATGCTTTCTATGGTAGTAATAACCTTCATACTCTAAGAATGGATAACTGTAGCAGAGCTACTATTAGTATGATTACTGGTACTGGAGACTTCCCAAGTGGTACTATAGAAGGCGTAACAAGAACTATATACTGTAAAGAATCTAATGCGGCTGGATTAACAGCACCTGAAGGTTGGGTATTTAGTTTCGTGCCTGAAGGACCAGCATTATATGTGCCAGGCGAATTCAATGAAAGTTCAGCGACTGAAGTAGTAACTATGGTTAATGAATCACATACCGACTTAAGTAATATGTTCAATAGTTGCTTTAGTCTAACATCTGTTAATACTAAAGATTGGTACACTATTAATGTAGAAAATATGAGTGGTATGTTCAGTAACTGTTCTTCATTACAATCATTAGACTTAAGTAGCTTCGATACTAGTAATGTAACTAAGATGAATGATATGTTTTTTTACTGTAATAATCTAGAAGAATTAGACTTACGTAATTTCTATATGAACACAGTAGACGAATATGCTGGCATAGGAAGCATGTTTGGTTATTGCGAAAATCTCAAAACATTACGTCTTGATAACTGTAACGACGTTACTATCAGCTTAATTATTCATTCAAGTAGTTTCCCTCAAGGCCTTATAAATGGTGTAGCAAGAATTATATACTGTAAGCAATCAGAATCATATGATCGTGGTCTTCTACCACCAGAAGGCTGGTGTTTCCAATGTGTGGATACAGGTAATATAATAAATAGTGATGGTGGTATGATATAGATTAATACTATAGAGTCAGATAATAATCTGGCTCTTTTTCTAATAACAAAATAAAGAAGTTCCCAAATAATGCCACGTATATACTAATTAGTATAATTATTAAGGAGCGTGGTATTATGAGAACTTGTTCAGTTGAAGGGTGCGAAAACAAGCACTATTGCAAAGGTTATTGCAGTAAACATTATATGCAAATTAGAAGAACTGGCCAAATCTTAGATATAAGAGATAGAAAGGAATCCGGCAAAAATGAGATAATAGAATATGAAGATTATGCAGAATTAATCTTATATGATAAATACCATAATGAAGTAGCTAGGTCAATAATAGATTTGGAATATATTGATGTTATTAATAATTATAAGTGGCGCTTTCAAGCTGGCTATGTTTTTAATAATAAAATCGGGTTACTTCATAGATTTATCATGAATCCACCAGAGGATATGGTTATTGACCATATAAATCGTAATCCATTAGACAATAGACGTGATAATTTAAGAATCTGTACACAACAAGAAAATCAATTTAACCGTTCTGTACAATGTAATAATACCAGTGGAGTTACTGGAGTATGCTTTTATAAAAGTAATAACAAATGGATAGCTTATATAAAAGTTGATAAGAAGAAGAAATATTTAGGCTGTTATAGTACTAAAGAAGAGGCTATAGCGGCAAGACATAAAGCAGAAATTGAATACTTTGGTGAGTTTACACCAAGTAATTAAGACTAGGTTAATGGCCTAGTCTTTTATAATACTAGAAAGGAGCAACTTCATGAGAGATTTCTTAAGAAATAGTAAGTTTCGTAATCCTTATTTTTGGCTATCACTAATAGGTTTATTCTTTAGTGCAGCAGGAATTGAATTCAATGACCTTGTTTCTTGGCAATTACTAGGAGAAGCAATAATGAACATAGTAGAGAATCCTGTATCTATAGTAGCTGTAGCTACTGCCATGTTAGGTATTTGGAACTCAAATGATACACCTGGATTAGACCCAATCAAGCCAAAACATGAGGAGGCTAATAATGAATGATGATAAGATTGAGAGTCTGCTATTAAGATTATTAGAGGATATGGCTTACGTAAAGAGTAAATTAGAGTCAATAGAGGATCAGAAGTTTGGCTCAAGAATAGATGCTATAGAGGCGCAAAATAGAGAACATGACCATACTATCAAGTCTCTTGAGAATAGAGCTAATAAGATTGAGGAGTTTACTAGAAATCAGATGACAGATGCTAAGAAGACACAAACATCTATATTTATATCAGTAGGTATGGCCATTTTTTCTGCTATATTATCTGTAATTATGAATCTTTTCTAATAACAAAAGGCTGGCTAATAAGTCGGCCTTCTTTTTTGTTTCGCCCTTGCATATATTTACTAGTAATAAAGGAGGCGATGCTATGATACACTATAGTAATAGCATAGAGTA